ACCCGACCCGGACGTTTTGATCGCAAGGTCGTCGTCCCACTGCCAGATGCAAAAGGCAGGGAAAAAATATTAAAAATTCACACTAGGGAAGTGCCGCTGGAATCAGGAGTTGATCTGCTTGTATTGGCACGATCGACACCAGGGTTTTCCGGCGCAGATCTATCGAACCTTGTCAATGAGGCGTCTATTATTGCCACTCTTGGAGAAGCTATCTTTGTCGATGCTGAACATTTTGAACAGGCACGAGATAAGATTACGATGGGCAAGCCCAGAAAGTCTATGAAGATGTCAGAAGAATCTAGAAGGGCTACTGCTATCCATGAGGCTGGTCACGCTCTGGTGGCATATTATCTGGAAGATGCCGACCCGCTCCATAAGGTGACGATTATACCTCACGGTCGGGCGCTTGGGCTTACCATGCAGTTGCCCGAAGACGATAAGTATTCGTGGAGCAAAACAGAAAACCTTGCCCGCATACAAGTGTTGCTGGGGGGTTACATCGCCGAGAAGATGTTCTATGGTCTAGGTGGAACCTCTACTGGGGTATCCAACGACCTGATGCGAGCCAAGCAGATCGCCGAGACAATGGTGAAGGACTACGGGATGGGTTCAGTTGGTCCTGTCTATTTTGGTAGCACCGATACTTACGGCAACCGTGGTGCGGATACTTCAGATCTTGCCAAGGAGGAATTTGACGAGGCGGTCAAAGAAGTTATGGACGATGCTTTACGCCAAGCCGAGAAACTATTGGAAGAGAAGAGAGAGCACATTGTTATCCTCACCAATATGTTATTAGAGAAAGATACTGTCCTTGCAGAGGAACTGGAAGATATGTTCGGTCTTCTCGATATTTATTTTGAAGAAAATGAATAAAAAAGCTTGACCTATCTCCATCCCGTGGTAATGTAGTATCACAGGGAGAAAAGATATATGAATATCTTCGCTATCGAAGGCGACATCGACACCGGACAGATCGATTGGGTCAAATCAGCCCAGTCCCAAGACAACCTCCGTGTTGTCAAGATGATCTTGGAGTCTTGTCAGATTTTATCTACCGTACTCAACGAGCAGGGGCTTGACGCTCCTTACCGATCGTTCAACCCCAAGCACCCCTCGTGCCTGTGGGCGGCTGAGTCGGCTCACAACTTTATGAACCTGGTCGTTCATTGCCGAGCAATGATTGCTGAGTACAAGCGTCGGTTCAACAAGGCTCATAAGTGCGAAGCCGCTCTTAATAAAATCGTGGATCTTTTCAGTCCCGATCTGTTTCCGGCTATTGACTGTACTCCGCTCCGACTGGCTATGCCTGACGAGTTTCGCTCAGACAATCCCGTAGTATCTTATCGCAAGTTCTATGCCTCTAAGCCACGCTTGCGTTATCCTGTTGACAAGATCCCATCTTGGGTATATGATTATCGCACTGAACCATTCGAGGTGATTAATGGATAAGAAACAGAAGAAGAAGTTAAAGCGGACAGCGAAGAAAAAGAAGGAAAAGAAGGTTGCAGCCGACCAACAGCAGCGCCTAGCCAGGCAAATGAGTATGTTTGATCGTTTGCCGGAAGAGTGCTCTGCTTGCAAGAAGGAGTTCCCCAGAACCCGAGAGGCTCATATGACTTGGAAGGTGACGATCCGACACGAACAAGAGTTAGTTAGATTATTTTGCCCTGAGTGCCAACAGGTCGCTCAACAAATGAAGGAGGCTGCCCAATGAGTTTGACCATTGAACAGAAACAAGAGATCGGTCGTAAGGTTCGTGAAGAGAATGCCGGCATTAAAGAGGCAGCCACTTGCCTGGATTTCGGACTGGTTCAGATCGGCGGCTCCCGCACCAAAGTAGACGGCAGACATTCCGATGGTAGTAATTGGAGTATCAAGAACGCTAAAAGTAGTAGCACCCAAGTCCATCTCACGAGCCAAGAAAAGTTTATCAAAGACTTCTCGCTAAGTGACGAGTGTCAAGAGTTTGTGTGCCGGTTCTTTGGGAGTCTAGATTATGATCACATGCCTCGCCGCCGCTATAAGATGCCCGAAATTGACACCGGGGCGGTGGAGAGCTTCCGAGAGTTTCTAGAGAGTAATCAACGAGAGGTTATTTATTATTTTATCTCAGGGAAGCACGACATCAATCATTTGGTATATAACGGCAAACACCTCACCACCGAAGAGGTGATGGCACAGGCTACGAATGCCCGCTGGGTATATAATCCCACTGCAATTCACCTAAAGAACGAGCAAGGCAAAACCTTGTTCCACATCCAGATGAAGGGCTCTGGTAAGGGCAAAGCTAAGCACGGCGTCTTATGTCATATTCATGAGAACCTTTTTCGAAATGCTTAACAACAAACAAGAGAAGCTCCTTAAGAACACAGAGGAGGAGGCTCGTGATTGGGTCAAGAAAAGCAGTAAGTACTGTTTTGAGATCGACATCGAGCAAGAGCTAAGATTAATCGGACAAGAAAATATTATTTCTAAAAACGCCGGATACGCTGAATCATTAAAATTGATGTGGTACTGGCGTCCTATCGCAGATCAGATTCTCAATGAATGGAGAGAAGAGAATGAAGTTTAAAGAAGCAGTTACTTATGACGACATGTTGCTGGTACCTCAGTATAGTGACATTACCACCCGAAAGGAGGTAGACATTGGAAGCGACCTATCGTTTGATTTCCGGCTCGGTCTCCCGATCATTGCCTCCCCGATGGACACGGTGTCAGAGGTAGAGATGTGTACGGCGATGGATAACGCTGGAGGTATGGCTGTTATCCATCGGTACAACTCCATCCCCGAACAGGGAAGTTTGGTCGCCAAGGCAGCCGAACTTATCAAGGGATCGGAAAACTCTCCCATCGCCGCAGCAATCGGCGTCTCGGGTGACTACCTAGAACGAGCCACAGCACTGACAGCCCTGGGCGCTAATGTTTTGTGTGTGGATGTAGCTCACGGTCATCACCTTATGACCAAAAACGCTCTCCACGAATTGCGTAAGGCTTTCGGTTCTGATGTTTATATTATTGCCGGGAATGTCTGTACTCTGGAAGGGGTCAACGACCTGAGCGACTGGGGGGCTGATGCTGTGCGGTGTAATATCGGCGGCGGGTCCATTTGCTCTACTCGCATTGTGACAGGTCACGGGCTTCCCGGTCTCCAGACGCTCTTTGATTGTGCGAGAACAGATCGTGATGTCAAGATCATCGCCGACGGTGGAATCAAAAACTCAGGAGACATTGTTAAAGCTTTGGCAGCCGGCGCAGATTTTGTAATGTGCGGCTCCCTCTTGGCAGGAACTCAAGAAAGTCCGGGTCAACTGATCACGCTACCTGACGGCTCCAGAGTTAAAGAGTATCGGGGCATGGCTTCCAAAGACGCTCAGATGTCTTGGCGTAACAAGTCCTCTACCCCCGAGGGCGTGGCTTCCTACATTCCTTATAAGGGGAGTGTTTCCCATATTCTAGCGGACCTAGAGGGTGGCATCCGAAGCGGGCTCTCTTATACCGGTGCCCGCACGATTGCCCAGTTACAGCACAAGGCAGAGTGGGCACGACAAACTTCTGCCGGAACAATTGAGAGCGGCACTCACATTCTAACTTCCCAAGACGGGCGGAGAAAATAAGATGAAAAAAGATAAAGATTTTTTAGTTCAGTACGGACCTAACCCAAGTTGCTTTGAGGTTCATGAGAAATGGGAGGTTGGCTGCGACAAAACAGACTGCCGTAATTATATTAATTTTGAGGGAGATTTGAACTGTGCCGTCATTTGCGCTCGTAAGTTTCCGAACGGCTTAAGCCTTCGAGAGGTGGCTGATAGAATGGGTGTGAGCTTCCCTCGAATTAGCCAGATTGAACATGCTGGTTTCGCTAAGCTCAAATCTGCTGGAGTTTTTAAGGAAGAATAGGGTTTTTTGTATATTGGCAACCTATTTAATGATGACCGTTGCACAAATTGCAACCCTTAAGGAGATATATTATAATGACTAAGAAGACTGCTATCCTTACCGAAAATGTAGTTCGCCGCTGGGGCAAGCTTGCTAACATGAAGACCCTCACCGAGAACTTCATCGACCAGCTTGCTGAAGAAGAAGAGGAAATGGAAGTTGAGCTTTCTGCTGATGACGCTGAAGTCGAAGTAGAAGACGAGATGGAAATGGACGGCGAAGCTGAGGTTGAAGTTGAGGCTGAAGTCAGCCTAAGCGAACCAGAAGTAGCCATGATCGTTCAGGGCATCGCCGACAAGCTTGGCGAACTAACTGGCGCAGAAATCGAAGTTGAAACTTCCGAAGAAGCTGAGCTTGAAGCTGATGCCGAGGACCATATGCGTGACGCTGCCGAAGACATGATGGACGCCGAAGACGACCTCGAAGATGCAGAAGCTAACCGCACCGACGAAAGAAAAGGGTCATGGAGAAAAGGCGGCGACAACAACCCATCCGGCAAGAAGGATGATGGGTCGAGTGCCGGCGACGAAGGTGCCGGCTCGCACTCGGACGACACAGACTACAGTGGTCACGGGATGAGAAAGGGCGACAAGTCCGCCACTGACCCAGGCGACGAAGACGACACCTGGCGAGAGGGCGGGGACTCTAAAACCCACCCAGGCAGGAAAAACCGCAACCGCAAGGACGAAACCCTCAACATCGAACTCGTGGACGAAGAGCAGATCACCGAAGCTGTATTGGCTAGAGTGATTGAGCGTCTTATCAAGAACAATAAGTAAATCCACTTTACGGATATAGACATGCTACGCTTTCAAAGAAACGACCTCCAGCAATTAGTGACGGAGGTCGTTTCTTCTTTAAACGAGAATAATCAATCTCAGTGGCTCCTTGAGTCTCCGGAACAACTCGCCGAAGGCGTATATGATCCAGGCATCCTTAAAGCAGTCTTTACTGCCGGCGGTCCTGGCAGCGGAAAGAGTTATGTTGCCGATGTGATCTTTGGAGTCAGAGAGCCTGGGGGCGCAAAAACTTTCCAGAAGGCATCCATGGTTGCTGACACTGGATTGAAGTATGTTAATTCTGATCACCTCTTTGAGTTGGGGCTTAAGAAAGCAGGCATTGACCCTGCGGACCTAGCGGACATCGAGGACTCCGACCCAGTTCTCTGGAACATGATTCAGGACCCGGATGACCCCACTTCTATCCGGAGTGTGGCGAAGCAAAAACTTCAAAAGCTCAGGTCGTTTTATGAGTCTGGTCGCTTAGGACTCCTTATTGACGGCACGGGCAAAGACAGGGAAAAGCTCCAAAAAGATGTAGAGCGCATGGAGGCTCTGGGCTACGATACTAGTATGATTTATGTAGACACCGATTTGGAGACAGCCCTTGCTCGAAATCGCAAGCGAGACAGGAGCCTTTCCGATGGCTTGGTCGAACGCCTCTGGCGTCAAGTACGGGACAACAAAGATTATTTCTCTACAATGTTCGGAGATAACTTTGCCCTAGTAGATAATAGTGAGGACGGTCCACCCCCAAGGGAGATCATTTCGGCTATGCGCAAATTCGCTTCAGCCCCAAACCAGAACCCTATCGGTCAGCAGTGGCAGGCAGCACAGCTTTCAGGGAAAAGTAAAGATTAGAAAGGCACCATAGTGTCTGTAGATATTCTAGATATTTTATATAAAGATGGGTTTATCTTAGCCGAAGAAGACTCTAACCTCATCCGTGCAGATAAAGCCTTTTTTGCTGTACGGGTTATTGAGTGGATAAGGGAGCACGCCAACGACCCAGATTTCAATCTACAGGCCTATTTAGTAGGGTTGACATATTATAAGCTGGGCTTGGGAGAACTCAAGTTTACCGAAGATGGCGACTTATTCTATAGATACATCGGAGTGCAGGGGGTTGGAGAATATGTGGATAAAATGGGCGATAGGGATAGTGAAGACCTTGGCGGCTTTCACCGCCCCAGCGAGCCAGCGCCAGAAAAAGGAACTGAAAGCCCTGCTGACGACGGAGAATCTCCGTAGCCTCTTGAAGTCAAAGGGTTATGTATTTTTTGATGGGAATAAAAAACTAAACCTCAATCTAATAGGGGTAAGAAGAAACAACACGGGCACCAATAAGTTTGATGACTTTATGGTAGTTGTTTACAAAGACGAAAACCTGAATCCAGTCTGTAAGACTTATCCTATCACTACTGACCCTGGGGTGTATTGGCTTAAGAACCCTATCAATCCCAAGGGTACTGCCATCTTAGTCCCTGGTCAGTATCGAAGCACCTGGAAGCTGGGGAAACACCAAAATAATTACGAGGCACTCGTCCAACGCAAGCAGGTGAAAGTCTGGAGAGACAACAATAAAGATGATGTGATTGACTACCGCCAGCTTAAGTTAATTAATCAGGGCTATTTTGGTATCAACATTCACCGGAGCAATCCCTATACTCAGTCTTTTCTGATCAACAAGTGGAGCGCCGGCTGCCAGGTATTTCAGCAGATAGATGATTACAAAGAGTTTATGTCACTCTGTAAAAGTTCCGCCGCCCTATACGGAAACTCATTTTCATATACACTAGTAACTGAGGAAGATTTAAGAGATCACCTCGGGGGGTGACTATTTATAGTAGTTCCTGAGGACAAAGGAGAAAATAATAATGGAATATAAAATTTCAAAAGCACGCATCAAGCAGCTTATTAAAGAAGAGTATGAGGCCGCCTACAATCAGGAGGACGAGGCAGAGGAAAAGAACGCACTCGAATCTCTGATATGGAAGTGGCACGAGGCAGGTAAGGAAATCCCTGTCCACCTAACAGTTGCCCGGATGATTGAAGATGGAAATTTAGAAGGTGCCATTGACACCATTGAGGACCTGCGTGGCGAGCGAGAAGAAGTAGAGGTAGCCACAACCGAATCGGTGGACTCCCTTCGTGACCTCATCAAGCAAGAGATAGCGAAATTATAATATGCACAAACAATTGAGACCCGAACAGGTCGAGGGGCTTGTTTCCAATTCGGCGGTAAACCAAGAATTCTCTAATAAAATTAGAGAGATCGACAGACGCCTAAAGTTGAACGGGCTAAAATACACCCAGTGGGATACCTTGACCGACCACATTCAACAGGCTTTTTCGGACGGTCTTTTCTTGACGGGGCATTGTGCATCTAGTCCTGGGGATTATGTAGAGGGGGCGCTGCATAATTGCGGGTGTCCCGATGTGGTAGAGCAGCTTCATCACCATTCCCCGGTACTTATAAGGGAAATAGAAAAACAACAGCAGATGCTTCCCGATGTGACTGTCAAGGTCAGCGAGGGTCTTGGGTTCTTGAACGAGATGATCGACAAACTCATTGAACAGGTTATGCTCACCGAGAAAGTCTCGGATGAAGTTCAGGCTTACGAGCAGAGAGTGATTGATTCGCTTGCGGGAGCCAACATTCAAGGTCCAATGCCAACTGCTGACGCTAACTCTAACGGTCCTGATGCTATTATGGAACTTGATGGACCGCATATTATAGAAATAAAGCTTGGTGCAAAAGACCAGATGGGATACTCTACACTTCAGTATCGCCCGAACAGCGAAAGTAATAAGTTTAAGCTTGTAAAGCCCGAAGCGTTTGATGAAAAAGATCTTCCTCTTGTGATGACGCTCCTGGGTGAACTTGAGCCTGATCTTAAAAATTGGGTTGAGGCGATTCGTGACCCTCGTTATCCTAAGAGTTCTGAGTGGGAAAGAGACCCAGAAGCAACAGCCCTTGGTTTTAATACAACTCTTGAAAAATATATGGATGCCGCCGACGCCAAATTTCAATATAAAGCAAACAGGGGACTGTCAAAGGCAACCAGAAAGCCGTTAGGCGAAAAAGCCATTGCTAAATTGTATGCTTCCAAAAAAACACATTATATACAAATAGGTCCAGGGAAAGGTGGAAAGGGTAGGTCAATGGGTTTATATTATCTGGATAGCAACCCAGCTAATCTACCTGTACCACAGTTTAGAGGTGTTACTTATTTAGAAACACGGGTTCTAGCCGGAGGCAGAAAAAAGACTGGAGAGGCTTATAGTGGAACTGATCCTGAATTTGTGGGCAGACCCGAGCCAGCCCGAGACCCAAGAACGGGCGAGGTAATCTACACAGGAAAGATAAAGAAAGATGCTGATCCCGACGCACCAGTCACTAACATTTCTAACAAGGTCTACAAAGCTCAGTTTAAGACGAGACCTGCTGCTAAAGATGCCGCTGGCAATCCGCTTGGGAACGGCAAGCCGTTTGTGAAAGTTGGCGGCTCATATGCTCTTACGCTGCGGTTTGACGCAAAGGCTAAGGGACTGGCCGAAAGCCCATATACACTTGATGAAGTAGAGGGTCCTAGAGGAATCAAAGCGATGCTTGCTGATCGTGCTGCACGACAACAGCAGCCGCAAGAAGATCCCACCGATCCCGAAGAATTAGAAATTGAGATAGAACCCGAAGAAAGTGAGGGCTTGTGAGAGCAGATCCATTTGAACGATTCAAAGATCTAAAAGAAAATCACTGCTGGCAATACGAAGTAAGACTTCGGAACACCAGAAAAGACTTACGAGAGATAGGCAAAGACGAACAGTGGGCAGCCGACCTGCGGACTGATGACTTTGACTTTGCCTATGTGGATAAGACCGCCAAGGCTCAGTGTGCTGAAATCAAAGCGTTCATCGAGCGCCATGAGTTCCTGGGGATCCTACCCAACCGACCAACCCACCGCTTCACTGCTCGACTTAAGAACAGCGGTGTTCTAGCTGGCGTGGTTGTGATGGCGACACCCAACACATTCAGTTTTGCCCTCGGCAAAGAAAACAGGGACATCATAAAATTAGTATCAAGAGGAGCATCAATTAGCTGGGCTCCAAAGAACCTGGGGTCTTGGATTGTATCCCGAGCCTGTAAGTGGATGGTTCAGAATACTGACTTCAGAATGTTCGAAGCCTACAGCGATCCACTCGCCAAAGAACTGGGAACAATCTACCAAGCACTGAACTGGACCTACCTTGGTCAAACATCAGGCACAGTAAAAATGTATAGAGACCCAAACGCTCTAGAGAAGGGTTGGTTTAGCGACCGAGAATTCCGCAAGAAATCTAAATACCGACGCTATGCTGAAGCAGTAGGCATTCCCTACGAGGAATGGAAAAAATACCTAGGTAAGTACACTCCTAAGTGGGACACGATGCCTTCTGGCTGGAGAGAGAAGATCAAAGAACAAGAGAAGCTTTACCGAGAGAGTTGCGAGTGCCGAGTTGTGCCCTCAAAACACAAGTACTGCTATATTTTGGGCAGATCAAAAAAAGAAACTAAACACTTGAGAAGTTTGTTTGTACAATATAATCCTAAACGGGCAAACTTGCCCTATCCTAAAGAAAGAGGAGAATGAAATGAAGTATTTATTAATAGCGAGCTTGATGCTCCCCGCAGCTTCTTATGCTGATGACCATGCCGTGAATATCACCGGGGACAGCGCCGAGTGGAAAAAGCGTTCCGGGCTACGGTTTGGATATAACTATCTTAGCAAC